CTCCAGAATCAGAAACCTTAGCAATTGCTGTGGCTCCTGAACCGTAACTAGGAGGAGTATATTCAACAGAACGAATATGAATCTGATCAGCAGCTCCAATTTCATTTTTGAAAACAACTTTATCTTCAAAAACGGTAAAATCGGTATATGGTTCCTGTAAACGACCATTTTTGTTAATTATAAGTCCAATTTCGGAAGTTGGAGTGTAAGATTGTGTATTAATCCTTAATGGGTAATATTTTGTGTTTTGCCACTCTTGATAAGGGATAGCATCACATGTTTTGATCGTTTGATCCGAATATCCAACCAAATAAGTGATTGAAGTGAATTCTGAGTCATCAGACCCAATTTGGTCTCTTGGTGCTGCACTAAAACGTAAATTAAGACCTTCTACGAAGTAATCTACGTTTGGTACCATCATTGTGTTGTAAGCAGTCACAATCAAGTGCTCTGCCGAAGGAGGAGCGACTGGAGTGCCTAAAAATGATAATCCAAAGGTTGTTTCTACTCCATCAAAGAGTGTAAATGGGTTTTCTAGCTGTTGCTTCTTCTTATTGAACTGTGGATATGAAATACCTGGTGTAATGATAACATCTGGACCACGAGTTACCTTTTCGTAGTAGATTACTTCATTATCAATCATTATGGAGCCATTTTGCTCCTGGAATCCATCTATACTCTCAATTTCTATCTTCTTATCGTACAGACCAATATTATTAAGCAAACTAGTTGCACTAGAAAGCTGTTCAGAGGTATAGTTATCTAAATCAAGATATCTTAATAAATTGTTTAAGATATCGTAAGGTCTACCTGTTTTCTCCTGAGACTTATAATATTCAAACAGGAAATTGACTAGTTGTCTGTCTTCTTGTCGAATAAATTCAGGTAACTGATTTTCGACTCTATCAGAGACGTTGATATTCTTTGTAATCGGCATCTATCTTAGAAACAGGATTCGCTGACTGGATAATCGAAACTATCTGTTGGATAATCAATGATATTTATCCCAGTTGTATCACCGAAGTTATAACCACTAAAGTTATTCGGATCGAAGGTTGGAATAGACACATCGTTGATGGTATAGTCAATTGGATTGACTGTTGGGTTGAATATTGTAGGATCAACTCCTGGTGGGATTGCTATTGATCCACCAGCAGGTAATACCTGTATTGGTAGTCTTGTAGTGTCATCTGGAGTGCCCTGAATTGCTACAGGACCAACACAGACTTGACCACTAGCATAATCTACAGATCCTACAGAAGGATTTAAGACTAATTCGGTTTCATCCCTTGTTGTAACAAGAATTAGGTTACCCTGACCATCATCTCTTATATTTACAGGAACCAAAACCTGATTTGTAGTATTTGTGGAGACTCCAGTAGAAGTTACTGCTGCTGAAGTTGTTCCATCACTTAGAGTGAGGTTAACAAGGTCTTCAGTGTAACCAGTAGCATAAAATGTACCAGATTTCACTGTTGAGAATGATGGTGTACACTTAGTGCCAGTTCCATCACCATCTCCATCGTCACCATCACCTCCACCGTCTTTTGGACTGCCAGAATAGTTAGATGGATCATAAAGTGGGTTACCGAAGTCTAAACATTGGGTAAACACACTTCCAAATTCAAATTTATCTAAATTCTGACCTAAAGTCATCTGTGTAACGTTACCAGATATTGCATTATCTGCATTATCTACCATCGCACCAAATTTAGACCCATCAATACGTCCATTGAACCTATTTGTCTGACCATTCTTGTTCCATTGGTCGATTCCTTGTAAAATCTTAGTTCCAAGCTGTGCACCAGTCAAGGAAGTGTCATTTCCATTGAAATAAACGTAAGATTTAGGAATAACGTAGAAACTTGTTGGGTCAATGATGACTGGCTCAATAGAAGCAACAGAATACTTCAATAAATCCTTCTTAATCTTCTGTTTTGTGGTTTCGTTGAGCTTATTTCCTGTTTTTGGACGGATTGCAACGTAAACTTTACCATAAACAGGTGGAGATAGCTTCTCACCACCGAAAGCAGTCACAGATGCTGCTTGAGGGTAGATTTCTGAGACAATATGCTCAAAATCATTCTCAGTAACAGCTCTATTCTGAGTTGCATACGCTCTAGGTGCTCTAAACTTCACTGAAAGTGCTGTTTCACGATCTTCACCATCTTGAGCAGAGTCTTTTGTTGTTAATGCTATAGAATTTGGTGAAATAACTCTGTTATCACTGTCAACTACGTTACCAATGAAGTTAAAACCCTTAGCACCGTTAGCTTCAACCCCATCAGTGGACACATATGTGACTCTTATGTATTCACCATCAATTAATTTACGTCCAATTGATCCATCTCCGAAAACAAGACGGTATCTCATGTCATCTGTCTCTTCCAGATAGTAAATTCTGGAGTTACCATCAGCATTTGTGACATTTGTAGCAGGACTATAGGTATCAGTCTCTGATGATTGAGCAGTTGGAGAAATATCTACTGTTAAAAGACCAGTATCGCAGTTCTCATCAGGAATAACAAAGTCTTGCTTCTGAGTATAGTCAACTGTATAGTTGTAAGTTAATAAATTACCTTGATATACGAGCACATTATCAAACATTGCCAATCCTGTACCAGTATCTACAGGTACTTGGATGTCCTGTGTCAATGCAAAGGTGTATGTATCGTATTCATTGTCAGCAACGAAGACATCACCCTTCTTTAAGGTAGCAAATTCTGGGAAAGTGGTGCCATTTAGAGCAACTGTGGTCTGAGCAGTCATTCTGACACATGCTCTAGGTGCTTTTATTGACCTTGGAGTGTAATTTAACTGCTTTGCGATCCTTACAATGTTGTCTCTGACCGTTGCAGTCTCTAAAAATGCTTCATTCAACGCCATGTTAGCGTTAAATGCTGTATAATATGTGTTGTATGCTAGGATATCAATCAGATATGACGCAGAACTACCCTCAAAATCATAATCGGTAAACTCTTTTCGAGTCCGAAGGTACGATCTGATGGATTCTTTAATCTCAAAGAAGTCTAACGACGTTAATTGTGATGGGATGGCTGCCATTTTATGCTCTCTCTAGTAGAAAATCGACGTTCTGGACTTCCTGTTGTCCGACAATCGTATAATCTATGGATATTTGTACTGAGTTTAAATCAGAATCATCACGAACACTAACACCTGTGCATACTACACGAGGTTCCAATCTGGAGATTACGTTATATATTTCACTTTTCATGGAATCTACACTGAATGGATCCCACGGTTCAAATAAAAGTGCCCTAACCTTAGACCCAATGTTGGGTTGAAAAGGTCTTTCTCCGAACATAGTAAGAATGAGGTTACGAACAGATTGCTTAATAGCATTCTCATTCTTAACCACACCAAAATCGCCAGTAGAAGGATTAGCATTGAATGAAGTTGCTAAGTCTTTAAATCCTCTACTGACGTATTTCTCAGATCTGAACTTGTAAGAAGGCATTCTTGTCTACCTTGACAAAGATATTTATCGTTATATCTTTTATTTATAGGGTTTCCCGACTATTTTCCTTGACCCCTATACCTCTTTTTTGCTGCATTGCGAGAAGTAGCACTTATTTTGGTATTTTTAGAGGTACCTTGCCTTGTTTTCTTTGCTGGAGGAGCTTGATAGTCACCGTTTTGGGTGTATAATGCCATTTTTGGTTAGTAAACTACTATGATGATAGCACAGTTGCATGCCCCCAGGCAACCACAGATGAACAAGGGTAACTAAATCCTGAAAAACCAACACCTAGAGGGTCTAGGATACGAGCAATTGGCAATTTCAGAGCAAATACTGTTAAAGTTGTTGCCATAAGAATTCTAGTATGCCCTACACCACCACCATCTTCGATTGTAAGGGTGCTGCAAGGGATTGGAGTAGGTGTTGGACACATAGCTTTACCACAAGGACACATGTACACAACAATATTAGTACATAACGCTATATGTGGCATGAATGTATCACCATGTATCATAATCGGAATCCGATTTACTTGCACAGTTGCCCTATATGGAGTAACAGGGAATATAGGAATTAGGGGTTGAGGGGGCCACCAACACGTATATTCCTTAATGACTATGCTGTAGGGGATTGGAGGGGTGCCACACGCCTGTACAGAGTGAATGGTGGATGGTAAACACAATCCATGACCACTACAAGGTAGTCCGTTTAGAGATGATACTGGTAAGAGATATCCAAATGCCATATTATAACCTCTTAGGGAATACTACATCATTGAGTGAGGTACCGTCAGTCCAGTTTTCCGACTCATTACACTCATCAAAGTATGGGTTACCATAATTCTTTAACGCCCTACCCAGGGCGATTACTCCACCAGTTAACCAATTCCTCACAGTCATAGTACCATTGTAAGCACCTAATTGAAGTCTAGTGTTTGCACCACCTCCAGTCATACGTTGGGGATTAATAGCAATAGATGAATCAAGTACCCTATCTAGTGCTGCACAAGAATCATACAATTCAGTAGTGTTACAGTAAGTCTGACCTGCTATACCATTACCATTTGCATCATAACCACAGTAAACAGTAAGGGGACCGTCAGATGCATTGACATTCCTGACGTATGTATCCCAACATTCATTAGGTGGTACACCGTTGACACATGGTGTTACGGTTATAGCAGTATAATCTACAGAGTGAGGAGTACCTGCTGGATCTCCTGCCGTAGGGTGACCTAACCATGTTTGCACTGCTGCACTACTTGTGATATTCTGACCAGCCCACATCTGTAACTGTTCCAGCTCTGTATAGTTAGATCTATTATAATCATAAGTGTTCTCATCCAAACCTACTGGTACAAATACCATGTTACCAGGATCTTGAGGATCTCTGTAACATCTACCATCTATACTACTCCTTTTACATTTCCAAGTCTTCTCTCCAGCATTAACTGTTATATCCCTCTTCGCTTGTAGGAAAGGCACTGGCATTTCTCTAAGGAAATCCATGAATGCTGTACCTTGACTACCACCAACATATCCCTCTATTTCCATTGATACTCTGAATGTAGCTTCTTTCTCCTTAGAAGCACAATACTTATAGGGTAACCATCCGAATGCTTTACGATCCCCTTCCTCATTAGAATCAAGATACGCACAAGGCATGTCAAACCACCGTGTAATATTGTAGAGTTTAGGTTGTACCACTTCTATACACTTATCCTGTCCAAAAGGACCATACAAGTGTGACATGTTACTACTGAAAACATCTACCTGATCTGCTGATGTTAATGCATACCCATGAGCATTATCTTGATATGACTTAACTCCATCATCCTGATTGATGTATGCAAATTGCTCTTGATCTGGCATACCAGATTTAATATCTGCCTTACCATTAATCTCAATACATTCAGGAGGTAAGTTGAAACAGAGCTTAGTTACATCATCATCTATACCATCAGCTGCTGCACGGATGTAACTATCTGGTACTTCAACGTACACCTGAGTAGCATTATTCGCAGGGTTAGAAGGATCATAATCCATTGACTCCTTAACTATATTCCTAGTCTGAGATCCTTCTGCATCTATTAATGTAGACATAGGTTGGATAGTGTACTTCTCCATAGTTGCTTCCTCTCTTATAGAGGAGTAGTTCACATCACTCTGCTCGAAGGTATGATCCCATGCAGCATCCATCTTCTCACCTGCTTCCTTCATCTGCTTACCACCAGCTTGGAAGTTACCCTCATCGTCACGCACACCCTCATACTTAATCTGCTCTGGGTCTACTACATGCACTATAGGGACGTTTGCCTGACTGTAACCTGCACCACCATCAATAACACGCACTGCTCTTATAATGCCCATATCATCAAGCTGAGATATCTCCACCTCTGCTCTCTTCATCTTATAGATCTCATTATTCTTATCTTCTGTATCAATGCTTTCCGTAGCAAGACCCCATTTACGTGAAGCAGTTTTAATCTCCGCAACCTGGAATGAGGTATCCTCCCTTTCAGGATCAGATAGTGCTTTCTCATAATCTGGATCTGTACCCAGTTTATCTGCCATGAAGTCTGAGGTATCATTGGGTGAGAAATCATCTAACCCCTGTGGATCCATAACCTGTATGGTAGGTTTAACGTATCCTCTACCACCGTTAACAATAACTACATCTTTAATACTACCATCATCATCAACTATAGCTTCTAGTTTTGCCTGATCCATTTTCCTATACGGAATCAGTGCTTTAGGATCTATCTCTACTTTCCAATAAGATATCTTCTTAGGGAATTCGTATGTGCCACAGAATGCAGACTTATTAGGTATACCGTATCCAGCTAATATCTCTGCAGTACCTATCTGCTCACCACCAGGACCATCATCAGGTGCAGAGTTGAATGTTTCTTCGTAAGTAAATGGTGCAGGATCTACTACCCTGTTTATATTCTTTACTCTAGTCTCCAGTGTATACGTACCTGCTCCTAGTGTCATGGGGAATGTCTCACCACCCATACCATTAGCGTAAGTAATCTCTCTGTCTACAAGGACAGTGCTACCAGAATCCGTAATCTTCATGTAACCGTAGTTATCAGACTCTATTCTTAAGGAGTAGGTACCCGCAGTAGCAATAGTAAATGTAGCAGTATGCACTTGCCATACACCAATAAGGGGATCTGTTACGTTATCTGCTGGCACTGAAGGGTATATACCGTATGACTTCATATGTGATGTCCACCCATTTGCGGGGTTACTTGGAGTACCTACACCTGCCCATGCCCCTCTTTCAGTAATAGAGTTGGTTAATTCCGCATTACTACTATCAGTAATACGCCAGGCAATAGCAGCAGGGTTAACATACCACTTATTATCATTACTATTATCCCATGTCAGCTCCATGATACCACACTTAAGCTCATCACCGAAGTAATATACAGAGACTATATCCCAACCATTGATCTTTTCACCTGCACCAAAGTTACCAGTCCGTGTAGTATAACGGAAGAATATGATAGGTGTCTCAGTATCGATAGTCCAGAATGACTCATTTACACCAGTACTCTGAGCATCATGTATCGATAGCTTAGTCTTAGTGGTATTCCACACATCTGAGTTAATCTCATAGAAATGAGAGTGATAAGACCATACAGGAGCACACTGAGGACATCCTTCAGGGTCAGTAGTGTTAGGACAACACTTCGCATTACTTATGACATACTGTGATGAGAATATAGGACCATTCCAAGGGAATGTAGTATCATAAAGGTAAAATACAAACTGAGAGTCATACATATCCTCGAATCCAAGGAAACGTGGTACAGCACCCTTTACGGCACCACTCAGACCATAACTCCACTCGAATAGTGCTTCAGCATTTTCTATCTCTACATTATCTGGGTTACCCCAACCATTAACATTAGGTGGTCCCTCAGTAAGATTACCTGAACTATCTCTTTCCTGACGATACATGAATTCAGACCAACCTGCATCATCCTCATCCCAGTTAGACTGAGCATCATCAGCGTAGTCATACCAGTCGGATTTATCGATACACTGACCAGTAGGTCCAATCTTACCAATATCAAGGATAAGATCAGTAGGTGAGTCTAACGCACGTGTCTTAAAACCCCATCCTATGATCCCCAGGTAGTTGTAAGACTTATCTAATGCCTCCTTGGGTGCTATAGGACTATTATCTGCTAGTCTTACCTCTGATGCAGGGTCTATAGTATAGAAATGATCAGGGTCTGGATGTAGATACTCATAGATTGGTGCTGGATCCTCACCAGGAGAGCAATACGTACGTGCATGTGCTTCTGTAGTGAAGACATATCCTAAAGTATCTACTTCTTTATACTTGTTTCTACCACAACCTACCCCAGATAAACCTGTGGGGACGGCAGTATCTACACAGAGTTGTGTATCATCGGGCCAATGAGAGTAATAACATTTCAGTGGTACACTGTTTGGTACCTGTGCTATCATAATATGAAAGACAGGTTTACCGCTACGTGGTTCAGGGTTATATCCCGAAGCAGCACGTTGCCATGATTCATTCTCACAACCAAAGTCCCTCTTCATTAACTGAGGATCTCTACTATACTTGTGGTCGTCTTTACTTGCTCTATAAAACCTGTATATACCTACTCTTTCGTTTCCACTAGAATTTACATTAGTGGGCTCTTCATCACCAATGTAATGTATAACGTCCTTTCCCATAGGGAGACTACCAGGACCACCATCCTCAAAGGTGATGTTGTAGTCCATACCAGTATTTTGACCTGGATAGTCGCCAGAAGTCCTATACTTCCCACTACTAGGTCGTCTAAAAGTTTGGTTAAACCCACCACCTTTAATAGGGTTGGGATAACTTCTACCAGTTTCTTGGATATATGCTGGCACTAGTCACTTAATTTATCTTCTAACTTATTTAGTCTTGCTTCTAGGGCTTCATATTTATCTGCTATCTTCTCATCTATCTCTCTATATACTTGAATCTGAATTTCTGCCTTCATCTTATCTTGTATATCCATTGCCCATTCAGCAGATTCAGGGAATCTCTTCTCATGATCATTCATTACCCTAAAGATAAGATCAAGTAGCTCCTTTAGATTAAGATACGCAGGACTACCAGGAGGCTTGTATTTGACCATATCCGCACCTGGGGGAGGGATTTTTTGCATCCCTTCTTCTACTTGCTCTATCCTCTTTGCCAAGTTAGAGATCGACTCGCTAATTTTTTTGAATGTCCAAGCAAAGAATTCTTCGTCAGATTTAAACTCAGGTGCTTCCATGATATGAATTCGCTATTTTTTTGAGACGCTAATTTTTTATAAGACTGATAATGTTACAAATA